GGGGGGCTGGACGAGGACGGCAATCCATACTTCGATCTGCGGAAAGGTACGAGGCGCGGGGCCGAAGCAACGATCCGAACGAGCGTTCAAGCAGTCGCCAACGATGCGCGTATGCGCGTGTACAGGGACAACGCGGACATTATCGATGGCTTACAGTGGGTGAGCACCTTAGATTTACGCACAACTGTCGAGTGTGCCGCCATGGACGGGCTGGTATGGGACTTGAACGGCAATCCGATAGGGCATGGGATGACGCTTGACCCGCCGCCCAGACACTGGAATTGTCGTAGTGTGCTCACATGTATTACAAAATCCTTCCGCGAAATGGGCATACCGATAGACGAATTCCCGGAATCCACGCGGGCGAGTATCGACGGGCAGGTGCCGGAAAGTCAGACGTTCGAGAAGTGGATAAAGGGCAAGCCGGATAGTTACGCCGATGAAGTGTTCGGGAAAGGACGCGCCGAACTATGGAGGCAAGGGAAGATCAGCGTGCGCGACATGGTGGACCAACGCGGGAATCCGCTGACGCTGGAACAGTTGAGGAAGCAAGTTTAACCCGCGCCGGGCAAGCGCTACCTCGCCGGGTTCCTAGACCGTCTCCCCAGGGGAGGCCTTTTTCTTTACCTATGGAGGGATGAATGAGCATCTTAGACAAGATCAAGATTGTCAGGATAGGCGGAGTGGATTTCGAGGTGCGGTCGAATCCGGAACTTTCGATAGCCGCCGGCGCGTGCGGGAGGATTTGCGTCAACGTGTCGCGTGTCGAGATAGAACCGAGCATGTCGCCGCAGCATCAGGCGCAAACGATACTCCACGAGATAGTCCACGGAATCATTCGGACATCAAGATTGGGGGACGTGTTGCAAAACAGCGACGACGAGGAGCGCTTTATTGACGGGCTGGCCTTCGGGATGCTCCAAGTCATCAGGGACAACCCCGATCTGATACGCGAGATTCAAGCTCTTTGGGAAAAATAACAACGGATATGGGCCGGACTGCGTAGCGGGCCGGTCTTTTTTGTATTCTCTCGAAGGGATGTGCCCGCCGGTGCGGCTGATGTTAGGCGATTGCCTAGAGCGCATGAAGGAGATTGACGACGGATCGGTGGACGCCGTTATTGCAGACCCTCCGTATGGAACGACCGCCTGCAAGTGGGATTCAGTCATCCCGCTTGAGCCGATGTGGGAGCAGTTGAAGCGGGTGATTAAGCCCAATGGGGCGATTGTGATGACTGCCAGTCAGCCGTTCACGACAACGCTGATCGCCAGCAACATGAAGATGTTTAAGTATTGTTGGGTGTGGCATAAGCGAACGCCAGCCAATGTAGGGGCTGCAAGATTCCAACCCCTCAAGACGCATGAGGACATTGTTGTTTTTGGCGGAAAATACAAACCGCAAATGACAAAAGGGAAGATGAGGATGAAGGGCGGGAAAGCCCGCAGCGGTGTGGCTAACGGCTCGTTAAATCCAATTTATTACAAGTCGGACGAATACTACCCGACCAGCGTTCTGGATATTAAGTCCGAGCGCGGACTCCACCCAACACAAAAACCCGTCGCCCTGATGGAATACCTAATCAAAACCTACACCAACGAAGGCGAAACGGTGCTTGACTTCACGATGGGTTCCGGCACTACCGGCGTGGCGTGCGTGAAAACGAAACGGGACTTCATCGGGATAGAACTTGACGAGGGGTATTTCAAAATAGCGGAACAGCGAATCAGGGATACGGAGCCGCCTGTTTTTTGAGGCGGTTTTTTTTGTTGCCCGGAGCGAGATGCTTCGGGTTTTTTGTTCACCGGGAGGGTGATTTCTCATGGCGTTGAAATTGCGGATTTCTGCGGAGGAATTGGCGGGGCTGCCGGAGGGAATCCGGGAGTTCTATGAGGAGAATAACGGCGCGTTTGTCCTTTCTGTCGACGGAATCGAGGACACGAGCGGGCTCAAGTCTGCTCTAGAGAAGGAACGTAAGACGGCCCGGGAGCTGGAGAAATTAGCGCGACAGTATCAGGGACTCGGGAAGAGCCCTGAGGAGATTGCGGAGTTGGTCAAGGCTCAAGAGGAGTTGGAGAAAAGCAAGCTGGAGCAGAAAGGGGAGTGGGAAAAGCTCAAAGCTCAACTCCTCGAAAGTCACAAAAAGGAACTCGCCGCCCGCGACGAGGCCGTCCAGCAGATGAAGGGCACTCTGGAATCGTACCTCGTGGACGCGGCTGCTACGGAAGCGATAGCGGCGGCGAAGGGAATCCCGCAACTGCTCCTCCCGCACGTGAAGAGCGCAGTCAAGGTCATTGAAGAGGACGGCAAGTATCAGGTCCGCGTCGTCGGTCCGGACGGATCCCCGCGAATGAACGCCAAGGGTGAATTTCTCGGAATCAAGGATTTCGTCTCGGAAATGCGCGAATCGGAGGTCTTCAGCCGTGCCTTCGAGGGCACCGGAACTACCGGGAGCGGAACACCGGCGAACAGGGGAAACGTGCGCCCTGGCTCTTTCATCCTCTCCCGCGAGGACGCGAAGGATCCCATGAAGTACCGCGCCGCTCGGGAAGCGGCTGCAAAAGCGGGGCAGGAACTCCAGATAGCAACGGAGTAACCACACACAAAAAAAAACAGGAGGTAACACTCAATGAGTAATACACTCGGCAACTACGATCCGATTTTCTACGCACAGGAAGCGCTCATCGCGCTCAACAAAGCTCTCGGCATGGCGGGGCGCGTTTATCGCGGATACGACCCGAACCCTCAGCAGAAGGGCAGCGTCATTAACATCACGCGCCCCTCGGTCTTCGAAGCCACGAACGTCAATACCAGCACCGGAGGAACGACACAGGAACTTACGCCGGAGAATGTGAGCATCACGCTCGACACGTGGAAGGAAGTAAAGTTCGGTCTGACAGACAAGGAACTCTCTTTCACCAAGGAAAAAATCATCACCGACCACATCACCCCGGCAGCCTATGCGCTCGCTGACGCCATCGATTTGAGCCTTGTCGGTCTGTACAAGAAAATCCCCTGGAAGGAGGCCATCAGCTCCACTCCCGTAGTAGCGGACATTACCGGTGTGCGCAAGGCGCTTTTCAACAACAAGGTTCCGATGAACGATCTTCACTTCATGGTCGATGGCAGCGTCGAGGCCGGGCTTCTCGCTCTCTCCGCGTTCGCCACTGCTGACGGGGCCGGTCAGGTGGGCGTCGATACCCAGCTTCGCGGCTCTCTCGGGACGCGCTACGGCTTCGAGTTTTTCGCCAACCAGAACACCCCGGCGCATACGTCCGGTACAATGGCGGACACCGCCGGAGCGCTGAACGCAGACGCCGACAAGGGAGCCACGTCCATCGTCATCAAGTCGCTGACAAACGACCAGACGCTCAAGATCGGCGACATTATCAAGATCACGGGAGACGCCCAGCAGTACGTTGTCACAGCCGATTACACAATCTCCAACGCCACAACCGTAGCAATCTACCCGGCGCTTGCCAAGAAAAACCTCGCCGACGCTCTTGTAACGGTGATTCTTCCTTCCGGGACGGGAGCGACGAAGAACCAGTGCCTCGCGTTCCACCGTCACGCCTTCGCGCTCGCCATGGCTCCGCTGAGCGACATGGGCGGACGGCTCGGGGCACAGATCGCCACCGTTGCCGACCCGGTGACAAACCTCTCCATCCGTAGCCGTCTCTGGTACGAGGGCAACACATCCACGGTTAAGGTTTCGCTGGATGCTCTCTGGGGTGTCGCGGTCCTAAATCCGAACCTCGCTGTTCGGGCGGTGCAGTAAGCGAGGGGGCTCACGCCCCCTCTTTTTTTTGATGGAGGCGGTGAAGGAATGGTGGACTACGTAAAAATTAAATTCAAAGGCGGCTGGGCGCTGCTTGCACGTGGGGAGTTCGACGCAGCGAAGTACGAGCTGTACACGGAGCCGGAAGCCGCACCAGAAGAAGCGGAACCTCCTGAGGAGGTGAAACAGGATGGCCCTCGTAGTGGAGGACGGAAGCAGCAAGTCAAACGCTGACGCTTACATTTCGCTGGAAGACTGCGACGGATACCACGCCGACATGGGGAACAGCGCGTGGGTGGTGGACGACGAAGACGCCGACAACATCGCGGCGCGTGAAATGGCGATCCGCAAAGGTACGGCGTTCATAGACCGGAAGTACAACGGGCGTTTCAGGGGGCGGCGTCAGGGCGCGTCTCAAGCGCTCATGTGGCCTCGCTGGGACGCCATCGACGAAGACGGGTTCGTTATTGAAGGCGTTCCGGACGCCGTGAAGTACGCGACATGCGAGGCCGCGCTGAGAGCCTACCAGGGGACCGACCTCATGCCGGACATGGAGCGGGGCGGCCAGGTCATACAGGAGACCATCGGTCCCATTTCGACCACCTATGCGGCGGGGGCGCCTGCGGGAACGCGGTACGACATGATTGAGGGACTGCTTCGCCCGTGCCTCTCCGGCGGCGGTCTGCGGCTGGTGAGGGCATGAAGGGAGTGATGAAATGAAGCTTGCATTCAGAGGGGCGCTCACGGAGCCGTTCGCGGTGAGCGGGGAGAAA